CCCGTACACTTACCGGACAAATGGAAAATGCAACGCCGTCAAGGTGACAATATCCTTGCCCCAGCTATACTGCATGGGGGAAGAGTCCGGGAGGCTGTATGAGCAAGAAGTTCAAGTTAGACTGGAACGGAAACGGGCAACAGAGGATTCCATTGACTATCAGGACATGGGCATCCGGAAGATTTACAGCAAAACGCGGGCAAAACTGGTTATTGATTACGAGGTGCAATGCCCGGACGTGGACCGCTGGGATATCCGAATTTCCAGAGTAACAGAAGACTTTGGCGATATGTACCATGCCGGAGATACGTTTTTCACGGCAGCAACAGAGATTGAGGACGGGGCTTGCAGTTATCCGGGGACCGCTTTGCTTGGCCTGAAAATTCTGGCGACGGATACATTATCCGGCGTAATGCCACCGATTTCCGCAATCATCAAAGGCCGCAAACTGAAAAATGTGGAAACCGGGGCAGTTGAATTTTCAGCTAATCCGGCGGATATCGTTTACGACTTGTTGACCAATAAGCGGTATGGCTTGGGGAATTTCGTAGGCGAAGAAATGATTGATATGGATTCCCTGATCGCTTTTCGCCAGTGGTGTAATGAGCCGATTGAGTTCACGGAAACGGTTGGCGGCGTACCCCAGGTCAAAACACAGGCCCGCTATGAATTCAACATGGTTCTAGACACTCAATTCAAGGCCCTTGATATCCTCACGAAGATAGCGACTTCGTGCCGGGCAACGATTTACTGGGTAGGGAGCAAAGTCCGTATTGTTGTGGATCAGCCCCAGGACATACCGGCCCAAATTTTCAGCATGGGCAATATCATTCCCGGGACATTCAAAGAAACATATATTGGAAAACATGAAGTTCCGACACAAGTTGAAGCCCAGATTCTTGACGAAGATAATGATTACAAGCGGACGCACATTTCAGCAGTTGACCGCAACCGGGTAGGCGAAGAAATTCACGAAAAACAGATTCAGTTTTTCGGGATTACCGACAAAGCAAGGGCAGAGCGTGAGGTTATTTACGCCATGCGGAAAGCCCTTGCCATGCGGAAAACGGTTGAATTCCAGACGGCCCTTGAAGGCGTTGTATGTGAGATCGGAGATTTGATTTATGTGCAGCACGACAGGCCGCAGTATGGCTATGGCGGGCGCATAATCGGTGTTGACGGATCAGAGATCAAGCTTGACCGTCAAATCATCATGGAATCCGGCAAAGCATACAAGATTTCAATCCGGCGGCAGGACGGAACGACACATTCCCAGGAATTGACCGGGGACGGCGAACAGGTTGACGCATTAACGCTTTCCGGATCAGGTTTTGCCCCGCATGATGTTTGGGTTCTGGGGCTGGTTTCAGTCGGAGCCGAAACGGACATTCACAAGGGCGCAAAGCCCTTTATTGTGCAATCTATTATCAAGTCAGACGACCACAAGGTTTCCTTGACCGGGCATGAATACAACGCATCTGTTTTTGATGAGGACGGAACGGTTGAAATTCTGCGATCCGATTACCGGATGACCGGGGAGATCGCCAAATACGAATACCTTGAAGGCCAGCAGCCCACAGAGCTTGCCGGAACAACCGTTGACTATGTCAAATACGTTACTGAAATTATTCTGACCGAGACAACAAGTCTTTTGGGGACCGAAACGGTTTCAAATATCCTTGTGGAATTCACCCCAGAGGGCCTTGAGGCGGGCAATCCACGGGAACGCATAGTCAACCATGAAGTAGTTTACAAAGAGGGCTTAGAGGGCGAATGGCGCAGCGCAGGCTTTACGCAGGGGAACGCATACGCCATTCCGAACGTAACGATAGGGCAGGAATATTATATTGCCGTTCGCCCGTGGACGAACTCAGGCCGCACAAACGATATTACCGTTTCGGCATTGCAAAATAACTGGGGCATTATGCCAAACGGGGCGGGCGGCGTGTTGCTTGCCCCGGCCCGGATATCCCTTTCAGCGGATAGCACTGGTTTAATCATTGACTGGACGGAATCAGACGGCCTGATTGACGGATACGGGCTTTTCATAGACGGTTCCCAGATCGTTAAGTCGGTCAAGGCGACTTCATACAAGTATGACGGGGCGGTATCTCTGGGAGTCCATGATCTGACCATTAAAGCCTATGACATGATGGGCAAGGAGTCAGACAGCTTTGCGATTGAGTTTAAGATAGCAGCCCCGGTGGTGGAAAATTTGATGGTTTCCCGTGATATGTGGGGCTTCACGTTTGAATGGGATTCCGTGACAGAAACTTGCTATGAATCCGGCGTTCCGATCATTCCAATCAGGGGGTACAATCTTTACGTTGACGGTACCCTGATAAATGAAATCTACCAGGGTACATCATATTCCTACGTCCGGGCAATTACGGATGGGGCGCATGAATTTGAAATTGCAACAGTTGACGTTCACGGCAACGTGGCCGGGGAGCGGGCAACAGTCGCTTTCAATGTGGATGAAGATGCCGGGACCACAACCAACGTACCGTTTGAATGGTACATGGATACGGCGGGCAATATCACGCTTTCATGGCAGCCGCCGGAAGGGGAGAACAATCCGGAAGTTCTTTATTACGAAATTCGGGGCGGCATAATTGAAATTGAGCTATGGGATGATTCCATGCTCAAATTTTTGAAAAAGACGACGGAAACCCAAAATGTTCAATTCCGGATAAACCCGAATGAGATTGAAAAAATATTCATTCGGGCATGGATGCGGAACACGGCAGGCGATGAATTTTGGTCTATTGGCTGGATCGAATTCGTATTGCAGGCATTGACAAAGCCTACACTCAATATTTTTCTGGATGCCGAATATTTTGTCATTGGATGGAATGCGGTTGAAGATGCAACAAAGTATCAGGTGATTGAGGAAAGAGACGGTTTTGCAAATACGGCTTTTACAACAAACTTAGAGCATCGGGTATATGCCCCGAAGGACCGCTTTTACATCAAAGTGAGGGCATGGAATGATCAGGGGCGTTTTTCAGAGTGGGCGGAAGAGGAAATTGATATTACCGGTGATTACGTTCTGAATTCCATCATTGAACTTGATTTTGATTTCAAGAATGGCGTGTATGTCAATTTCTGCTGGCTGGATGACGACACGGTTTTAAGGCCGTCTGTTCTGGGAGCTGGAGTCAATCTGCCGTTTGAGAATATGCACGACTCCGACGGGTTTAATTTTTTGACAGCATACGAGGATATTGTAGCTTCCGAGATTGCCGACATACCATCCGAATGGTTTCGGGAAATGTGGTATGCCCCGGAAGACGGATATTATCAGTCTGCCGTAATTGATTTGGGCGGAACATATTCCGGGAAACTATCCGTATCTTTAACAAAGGAAGTTACATGCAATTCCCGCAATACGGATACATATTCCCACATTATTGCGAAATACCTTGCGCCGTTTCGGGTAGATGAATTGATGTCTGAGGACTGTCTTTTGTCTGGGGATATTTTTGTAGCAACGGAAGCCAATCCGGACGATTGGCGCAAGGCGGCGAATGGCTCACAGGTCAACGGGATTCGATATGTAATCTTGCGCGGTACGGTGTTGTCGGCGTCGCCATTAGATGATATCAAGGTGATAGAAGGGACGTGTTTTATAGATGTGCCGGATATTTCCGAAAACGGAGAGGCGTCTTTCGACGGGGTAAACCAAAATATTCCAGTCACATTTACAAAAGACTATCATGTGATTGAGTTTGCATCGGCTACCGCAGGGGGTGATATGTATGCTTGGATTGACAATCTGACCCCAGAAGGCATGAATATTATGATTTCGACGCCGGGCTTATCTGACCCGGAGCCATGCGCCGTTAAGTGGACAGTGAAAGGGTATTAAAATGGCTGATCCGGTTCCTTTAGATGTAGAGTTAATAACAAGCTTCCAGGCTCTTTCAGCGGATGCCGTTGAAATCCTGGAAAACTTCCGGGCTTTTGTTGAGAGCGAAGGTACGGCCCCGATTGAGTTTCGACTTTCCGGGGGAGTAATAATCCAGGTTCCGCCATTACAGGCGGCGGTGTCGGAAGCCAAGCGCACAAGCCTGATTTATGGCGGATAGGGGGAATGAATGAGTAGAATTGATTCAACGCGGCCCGACATATCCCAGACCCTAGGCGATGTCATTTCGACAAGCCGAAGTAATTTCAGCAACGCGGCAGCAGATATTGACGATATCAATGCCATGCTTTCCGCCCATATCGGCAATTCAGCAGATGCACACGGCGTTGCAGACATTCAGTCGGCTGTAGATGACTACGATCTTCACAAAACTGACATTGATGCGCACGGCCTTGGTCTTGTCCGAGCTGATCTTGTGGCGGCATACGGAGAGGTCCAAGCGGCACGAGGCAGCACGGCGGACCTGAATACCCGTCTTTCTGTTGCAATGCTTGCGGACGGTACGCCCAAAGTATCATCCCAGCAAACCCGCTGGATTGATCCGGGATACGTTCCGACGTTTGTATCTGACACGGTTTTCACTCTATCCGGTGATCGCACAAAGGTCTTTCTTTCTGGAACAATTGTTCGACTGACAAGCATTGACGGTCAAGTTTACGGACTTGTCCTGTCTTGTGCATATGACGGAGGGGCGGACAGGTCCACGGTTACACTTGAAAGCAAGTACCCGGTTGTGGCGGCAAACCAAACAAAGGTGGAACTTGCCCTTTATTGCTTCTCTTCCCAGATCGAAACAGCAATTGCCAATAACACCGCAGCCATTACAACAATGCAGATGAAGCTAACATCCGCCGGATTTAATAACATTGTTAATGTTTCTGGGGATCATGTGGTTGGTCTTGGCGACAGGACTATTTTTGTTGATACTACAAGTGGTCTTGCAATGGTGGAAATTCCATCAGCGGCTGACAGCGCGGGGCGATGGATTGCGATTAAAATTGTAACTGGCAACAGAGGCTGTATGATATTTCCTGTTGACGGCGGGACAATTGAAGGTGAAAGCGCGGCCCATTTAATCGGCACTGGCGATTCTGTTCACTTGATGTCAGACGGGACGGCATGGTATTCTATCTTCAAAACGTCCGGAACGATTAATTATAATGGCGACGCTCGGCTTGATGCGCTTTGTTTTGGCTAACAATTAAGTAAGAGCTTACTTTAACAGGAGAAATGAAATGTATAAAAACTGGAAGGTTTCCGGCCCCGGTGTAAACACATGGACAGAATTGGTGACGGCGGCTGCTGGCCGAGAAGTTTGTTTGCTTGACTTTCATGCGATGAATTGGGGCATTACTAATGCCCGTGTTTTGTTTGCGATCTTTTCAAGCACTCCCCCAGCAGAATTGGCGGTTCCGGCGAATGTTAATGCGCTTGCCCAGGGTACAACAGGAAGCACTTCATACAGCTACCGTGTATCTGCCCTTAATGCTTCCGGCGAAAGCCTTGCAAGCAGCCTTGAAAGCGTTTCAAACGGCAATGCAAGCCTTGATGCTACGAACTATAACCGCATTACATGGAACGGGGTTGCAGGGGCTACGAAATATCGTGTTTACGGCAATGATGCGGCAAACCTTGTTTTGCTCGGTGAAACCACGGATGTAGCATTTGATGACAAGGGCGGCGGATCAATTGCCGGGGCTAAAACCGTCCCGAATATCAATACAACCGCCGCATCGGCCCGCATTATGGAATTTAACCTGTATCCGGAACACCTTGAAGACCCCAATATGCCTTATTTTATAGGCATGGCAAAAAAGCTGTTTTTGCGAGACGGTGAGGCCCTGAAGGTTGCGTCAAGCAGCACAGACGTGGACATTCTTGTTTCCGGAAACGATTCTGCAATTTAAGGGGGCAGTATGAGTGGAAGAATAACAACCCTGCCACACCAGCTATTCAACGGCAGGGATTTAGCTCACGTTTCGTCTGTCTGGTTTATAGAGCCGGGGGTTCATGAGTGGGCATGTCCCGGTCCGGATACAGAGGTTACTGCTGTCGTCATTGGTGGTGGCGGCGCAGGGGGCTTTGCTCATTATTTGGCAGGCGGCATCTTGTCAAACGGGGAACTTTCCGCATTTGGCCCGCTACTGGCAGCGAACGGCGGCGCATCCGGACAC